AGAGCTTGCGTTGAGCTTGGCCTGGATCTGCTGAGCGATGGCTGACCCGGTGCCGACCATGTGACCCACGCCAACGGACACCTCGCCGCCGCCCTCGTTGATGTCGATGTAGTCGCTGTCTCCGTCGATGGAGTAATAGCCGCCCGGGCCAGCCTGCCAGACTATCCTCGGGCGGTCGTCCAGGGCGTTGGCTACGGGCGCGCTGGGTCCGTCACCGTTGGGGCCTACTGTGACCTTGGAGTCCTCCGCGCTGAAGCGGTCATCTAAGAAGAATGCTGTACGCGCCATCAGGCCCCTCCATATCTCTCGCGGTTGGAGTATGCCAGCCCGCGCTCAGAGGATCGGATCAGGTGCTGATCGACTGTCTGCCCCAGCACCTGCCCGTCGATCTCTAGCACAGTGTTGACGGTGATCGGATCGCCGCCTGATCGCTGCTGCAGCATCTCGCTGATCGCCCGCGTGCCGACCGGGTCCAGTACCATCTCATCATCCCGCAGCGCTATGGTGGTGTGCTTGTTAAGGCCAGCAGCGCGCAGCGCACCGGGCGGAATGCCCGCATCACCGACGCCCTTGATGGTGGTGGCCGCAATGGCGGCGATCTGAGCGCCGCCCGTGACCGCTGCTGCGGCTGCCATGATGGGGCCAAGGGGCAGATAGGGGAGGGTAGCGTTGGCGTTAGCGATGGCCGCCGCCGTCGATACGATGCTGGACGCTAAAGCGCTAGCCTGGGCCACAACAAAGCCGGCCTTGGCGGCCTTCTTCTGCTGCGCTGTGCCCTCGCCGTAAGTGCTGGTTACTACAGCATTGGCCAACTCCGCAAAGCCGGCCACAGCGCCGATGCTCGCCTGAGCCAGAGCCGCCCTCTCGTTCTGCAGCGCCCGATCCTCCTCCAGTGCTAGCTGGGCGTCAGCCTTCCTCTTGGCTGCATTCTCCTCGCGGAGCCTCTGCAGATCCTCATCGTGCCGCGCCTGCATCTCCTGCACCGTGTCCAGGTACTGCTGATAGGACTGGCCCTCTAGCGCGTAGGCTTCGATCTGATCCTCGACTGTGCGCCCGATGAGCGCCACCCGCTCCAGGTGCGCCGCTAACTCCAGTTGCTGGCGCGTCTCTAGACTGTCGCGGAACGCCTGCAGGGCTGCCGCGTCGGCAGACACCTGAGCCGAGGCCGCAGACGCTGCGGGGCCGCCGCCACCACCACCGCCACCACCGCCGCCTGTGCCTGTGCCTGTGCCGCCGCCGGTCAGGTCGGATCGGAAGTCCCCGCCCGTGGCTGCGCCGGCAGCCGTAGGGATGGACACGGCAAGCCCCGCCTTGCGCCGAGCCTCTGCGATCTCATTCTCGGCGACGGTGATGCGCTTCGCCCATCGCTCTTCGGCTGCTGCCAACTCCTCGCCCGTATCCTTGAGATCCATCAGCGACGACGCCGCCAGCTTCACGCCGAGCTTCACCTGTCCCATGCTCAGGGCAGCGGTTGCCCCGGCAGCCTTGATCGCAGGCTCAAACATGATCACGAAGGTCTCAGCCGCAGCGCCCAGCCGCAGCAACTCCACGGCAGCCGCGGCGGTGAAGGTAGCCAGATCGGTGCCAAACTCCTCGACGGTGTCGGCGTCCATCTCCACCATGAGCTTTGCGAGCGCGTTGGTGACTCCGGTCAGCGTCCCAAGCAGCGGGGTAAGCGCCTCCATCTTCAGGCCAAGCACGGCCTTGTTCATCCGCAAGACAGCGTCTTGCAGTTCCTCGGAGTTGCGCACCGACTCGTTGGTCGCGATGCCAAAGCGCTCGATGTCATCGATCCCAGCCTGCAGCCCGGGGCGGCCATCCTCAAAGGCGACCACCATATCCTTGAACGCTCGTCCAAAGACCAGCGATCCGTGGGCGCTTCGCTCTGCCTGCGTGCCCATGTTCGCCATACCCTGGGAGATCAGCAGCATGCGCTCTGTCAGTGGGGTGCGGGCCAGCGTCTCGGCGCTCAGGCCCATAGCGTCAAAGGCGTCCGTATAGGACTTGGTTCCCTTCATCGCCTCGCCCATCGACTGGCTCAGCTTCTGAAGCGCCTTCATCGCCTTGGACGACTCGACTCCCGCCAACTCGAACGAGCCGATCAGCGCCTGGAATTGCTCGGGATCTGCGTTCAATGATCGGGCCTTCTTCCCGATGGTGTCGAGTTGCTCGGACAGTTCAAAGGTCTTCTTGATGGCTCCGACGTAGGCGCGGCTCAGAGTCTCGGCGGCCTTGGCTGCGACCAAGAATCCGCCCGTCACCGCGGCAGCGCCCAGCACGAGCAGACCCTGGGGCCCGATCATCGCACCGAGCCCAGCGGCTGAGGACGTCGCGCCCTGCATGCCGCGGCCCATGGTGCCCGCGGCCTTGCCGGTCTGCTTGAGTTCGCGCTGGACCTTGTTGGCTCCCTTGATCCCCAGCTTGAGATTCATGCCCTCAGCCATTGCGCGACCTCCGCTCTGCGGCCTCAGCCTGCTGCGCCTGGATCAGGTCCTGCTCAAAGTCCAGCACGCCGAGCGCCTCGGTCAACCGCGCGCCTTGCTCCTGTACGCTGCCGGGCCCAGGCATCCCGCCCAGGCGTCGCCACGCAGACCAGATCGAGAGCATGCCCCACTCAGCCGGGCGAACCTCAGTCAGCGGGCAGCGGTCCACCTTGCGATCCTCAGCGCGCACGCCTGAAGGACGCCGGCCGGTGGAGGGGATCTTGGCTGGTGATCGCCATGGCTTGCCCTCGCCGCGGCACCTTGTACCGCCGCACGAGCCCCACAGCTTGCAGCCCTTCCAGCCCTCGCCCCAGAGATCGATCTGCTCGGCGGTGGGCGACGGGTGGGCGGTGTACTGAATCGCCGCCCTCAGTCTTTTCCCTCGGCATCGGTGAGTGTCCCCTCTGCCAGCAGCGCCGCGAACACCTCTTCGCGCAGCCCCTCGTTGTCCATGACGAAGGCGAGCGCCTCGGACAGGTCCACAGAGCGGCCCTCTAGCGTGAGGTTCTCGACGCCCACCACCAGCGCGGTGATCATCTCCTCGCGGAATGTCTGCACCAGATCGCCCCAGGCGCTCACCTTGCCGGCAAAGCCGTCCTCTCCCGAGCGCTCTGCGAACCTCTGAGGGTCGAGGGTTGGGGCAGCCATCGCCACTTCCCTCCAGCGGGCCATCCAGCCGACGCTTGGAGGGTGGTACAGGATGGCACATGGCTCGGGTTCCGTGTCGTTGCCTCCCCATGTAGGTATGAGTCGGCGTCGTTTCCAGGCTTGAAGATCCACAGGGTCGCTCCGTGGCTGTGGGTTGTTGGGTTAGCCAAACATCAGGATGATCTCATCTGCTCCGCTGCTGGTGCCTTCGCATCGGCCGGCGAGGTCGAGGGCCACCTCCTCGGCTCCACGGTCCAGGCTGAGATCCGTCATGCGAAGCCGGGGTGCAACCCAGCCAAACATCTGGCCCTCGGTCTGGCCACAGACCACGGCCACGCTGATCTGCTGGGAGCTTGCCCCGGCTATGTCGGTGGTCTGAAATGCCTGCATGGCGGCGATCATGTTGTTCTCGAACAGGGTCCAGCCGCTCAGGGTAGCGGTCACCTCGCGCGGCGACATCACATATCCAGACGTCTTGAATGCACTCCCCATCTCATCCTCTCGAAAAGCAAGGCCGAAGCCGCACTCAAGGGATGACTCGCTGCACTGCAGTTCAATAGCGGTGGCGCTGCCGTAAGTCGCGCAGACCATCTGCCCGCTGGTCGCCGGCACCGGGTCGCCCGCGTAGGTGCCGGTTGGTCGGTACGGGGTGACCGTAGTTCCAACCACCCAGGCCGTGCCGGGGTCGGATGTTCCCAACTGGCCCCGCGTGACCGTCCAAGACGAGCCGCTAATGGCCGTTACCTTGACCGTCTCTGCGGTGGTGCTGCCTCCTGCTGCCGCGTCGTCAAGCGTCCAGTAGGTGTTGAGCAGATCGCCAGACGAGGCGAGCGCATTGCTCACCACCAGCGTCGTCACGGTAGTAGCTAGCTCGGTCGCCACCTCAGTCTGGAAGAGCCGATCATGCCGGCGAGCCGTGCCGCTGATCGAGAAGCGCGCGGCATCCTCGCCGCCCATGGTGATCGAGGTGCTGCCAGGAGTCCAGCCGCCGAGCCTGTCGGCGCTGTTGTTGTTGAGCATCCACAAGCATAGGCTGTCCTCGTCCGTGTCGCGGGTGTCGTTGGGCTTGTAGGCAATGGCTCCCTTGACGTTGCCCGATGCGGCTGGCGAGAAGCTCAGAGGCGGGTGGACGGTGACATTGGTGCCGCCCACGTCCACGCCGGAAACCTGCCGCATCTCATAGAGCGCGGTTCCGTTTCCTGTCTCCACGATCACAGCGTCTCCGACCACAAAGCCGGATGAGGACGCAAGGTCTACCTTCTGCGCTGTGCTGCTGCCGCCGCTGACGGTGGTCGTTGTCCCGCTGCGGTCCACCTTCGTCCAGCCGCTCGCGGTCAACATCTCGTCAATGTCTGGCGCAGTCGTTCGCGTGCCGCTCGGCATAACGTAGCCTTCCAGGCTGCCCTCTGCGGTGCGCTTCTGAGCGATGCCGGGCACGGCCGTTGCGGTGCCGAACTTGTCTTCGCGCGGGTTGTAGGCGATGGTGCCGCCCGCGCTGCCGGTGATCGCCCGGATCGCGTCGGCCGTCTCCGGGTAGCTCTCGCCAGCCACGTCGGTCACCTCATAGCCTGCCTGCTCGGCGGTGAACGCTACGAAGTCCCTGCCAATATCCACCTTCGGTCCAGTCATCTTCTCGATCTCCTAGTAGGACTCTACGATCCTGACGCTGATGTCGCTCAGCAGGGCCACGTTTGGGACTGCCAACCCCGGATCTGCGCCGGGCGTTTGGGAGTCTATTGTACTGCGTATGATGTTGCTAGCCATTCCCAAGGTCCAACCCTGGGAGCCCGCCCCGGTGCGCCGCTTAAACAGCGTCTGTAGCGCGTCGCCGTAGCGCCATAGCGCGGTCACAACGTCCACCTCGTTGCCGTCGATGTTGGCGTCAAGCACCACAAGCGCCAACTGCAGCCGGACATCGTAGAAGCGGGAGTTGGCCTCAGCCTCTCCGCTGGTGCTGTCCACGGTGATCGAGACGTACGGGAAGGCGTTCGCCTGGGCTGCGCGGTGGTACCACTTCTCGACGGTCGCCACGTCCGGCAGGTCTGCGGTGGTGATGCCCAGGGCGGTGCGCAGGGCCGGCAGGGTCTCAGCGTTGAGCCCGGTTGACCCGTCGTTGATGTAGGCAAAGAGCGCATCAACCGCTCGCTCGGTGAAGGTTGCCACATGCTCACCGGGTCTTGAGCCGCAGCACGCCGCGCCGCATCTTCTGGAAGTTGTAGTTATCAGAGAACAGCACGTCAGCGTGCGCCTGCTTGCGGGCCTTGACGATGTGCGCCTGGAACATCTGCGCGATGGCTGTGCCCAGCGGCACCGTGCCGCCCTTGCCTACCGCCTTGATGCCCTTGTCCCATACAGACGGATCCCAGCGCACAGGCGGGCGCGGCTTCCTCTGTGCGCCCTCATAGGCCGGGCCTCGCGCGAACTGGTGCGCCTCGGCATAGGCTCCGACGTCACTATCTGGATCGATGCCGACCTCGATCCAGTCGTCGCCGCGCTCGCCCTTCTTGCCACCGATAGATCCCGAGCCACCCTTTACCAGCGCCCGCCGGAGCGCCCCGGTGGCCACCAGGATCGGGCGACCCGGGAAGTGTTTAGCCTTCCACTTTGCGTACTTCTTGGAGAGCTTCGGCCAGCGCGGGCCGGTGATCTTGCCCTGGGTGCGGAACTGCCGGTTCTCGTGGCTCCGAAACAACTTGACGACATCATCGAAGACCGGCTCGAAGTCATCGATCAGCGCCGCCCATTGCTCGAAGCGGGCCTGGATCTCAGTCGGCGCGGGCTCCATCTTGATCGTGAACATACGCCCCGGCTCAGAGCCGCCGCGCCGCGCCTCGCTCATGGCAGCCGAGAGGGTGCCCAGCCCCGATGCGTACTCGGTCGAGCCAGCCATCAGAGGTCCGAGTTATCCGGCCAGATTGGGGTAGCCGCGAAGGGCACATCAGCGCCGCCGGGAGTGGGGTCCCAATCGGTGGGCTTGGCGCGCGTCCAGTGGCTGCCCATGCGGGAGTCGCTGCTGCCCTTGTCCGCGGTGGCCCCGTTGTCGAGCAGCATGATGCGGATCGTCGGCAGGCTCTCGATCATCGTGTCGCCCATGGCGATCAGCGCCGGCCCGGTACTCTCTGCATTGACTCCGATGGATCCCTTGGCCAGCAGCACCTCTCCCGATGTGAGCATCATCTCACAGCGCTGCGCCCATGCCTCGGCCACCGTCGAGCCGGTGATCGTGTCGCTGATACCGTTCGCCAGCAGAGCCGCGCGTACCTTGTCATATGCGCCGGTCCAAACCACTGTGGCCTGCGTGCTGGTTGGGGTGCTGCTGCTGCTCAGGGTGCCAAGCTGCGGAGCCATTGAGGTGGCCGTGGCTAGATCTGCGTTGTAGGCCACGGCGATCCTCTATTCTTCGTCGGCCTTGGCCTTCTTTTTGGCGGCCTTCTTCTCAGGCGCTACACGCGCCGCACAGCCGCGCCCCACCAGCTTGGCCGCGGAGTGGTCGCTCGGCTCATCGAAAAAGTCACCAGGGGCAAGCTGGGCCCCTCCATGGCTAAGTTTGCACAGGGCGCGGAGCTTCATCCTGCGATCTCCAACTCACCGATGCGCTCCTCGATGGCGTCGCGGCCACCCTTGCGGGACTCGGCCGAGTGCATGGCGCGCAACGTGTCCAGGTCAGACACGCCTGCCAGGGCTGCAGGCATCGCCTTGATCGTTACGTGCTTGATGGTCGCCGGGTCTTCGGGGTTGAAGCCTCCGCGGGCACTGACTCGCACCGCCTCGGGCTCGGGTCTGGCTGGTGTCTTGGCTTCGACCACCTCGACCAGCACGCCCAGGGCGCTGAGGGTGGCGACATCGCACCCGGCAGGGGCGAGCGCCCCGGCTGGATAGCGGCGGCCGCTGTGGATTAACTCTTGTCCGGCTGCTACTTCGTGGCTCATAGGGGCGCTCCTATTTGCTCAGGTTATGCGTGGCTCAGCACGCCCATGGTTTCCCAGGTCGAACCGTCGCACATGAAGATGCCCCACTTGCCACTGCCAAGGGTTTCCTTCGTGGCCCCATCGGCATCTCTGACCACAATATTCTCAGCCGCTCCGGTGGTGTTCTTGACGACAAAGAACAATCCCTGGCTTGCCTCTACGGCGGGAAGGTCGAGATTGTTCCCACCGTTGGGATCGAGCAGTTGGAACTGCGCGTCCTGCGGCGTGAGCGTCTTGGTCCCTGTCATTGTCTCCTCGTTGTGCCCGAGGCGCACGCGCAGACCGTTTACCGGGTTGACCGCTACGCTTTGCGGAAGAAGTGTCTCAGCCATGACGTCCTCCTAGCTGACGGCGGTTTGGTACAGGTAGCCCAGGGCGGGAGTGGGAACAGCGAACTGGTCGTTCCACAGGGCGTCCAGCTGTTCCACGTAGGGGGTGGGCTCCCAGCGCCTGATCGCCCCGTCCGTGCTGCCGGCCATGCGGAACCGCTGCAGGCAACTCTGCGGAGTCATCGCCGCCGGGCTGCTCTTGATGTGAGCGAACAGGACGAACTTGCCCCAGATGAAGGCGTTGGATTCCGTCTGGCCCTCATACGCAGAGTTCGCCACAGCCTTGCCGACCCAGATGGTGTCAACGTCCAAGGCCTGCGCGAGGTCCTCATTGGTCAGGATCCCGGTGGTGTGCTTAGTTCTGCTGCTGAACTCTGCGAGGAGCGGGTGCTGTCTCAGCGCGGAATAGACCTCGTAGCCGAGAATGGCCACGTTGGGAGTCTCTCCGCTGTTGGTGATGATCGCGTCGCGTGCGTCTTGCGCCTTGCTGATCGGGTCGCTCGCTGCGTTGTCCCACTGGTCAGAGCCAGAGAGCGCGGCGGTGTAGCCCGAGAAGGTGGTGGCATTGAAGATCAGCGCGGCGGCGGTGCGCTCGCGGTGGATCATGCACTGCCGTGCCAGCACTGCGGCGTTGGCCTTGCGAAGGTCGAGCCCGTTGCCCTGGGCATACTCGGCGCTGCTCTTGTTCATCTTCACGCCCAGCCCGTTGACGTTGACGTCCCAGCCGGTGACCTTGCTCACCGAGGTGCTGATCTGAAGGGGCGAGTCCTGACCGTCTGCGATGATCAGATCGTGACCCGGCGAGGCCGAAGCGAAACCGCCGCCCACGGAGTAGAAATTGCCGGTCTTCGTGCTGACATCGACGCTTGGGCAGATCCCGTCCGCCATGAAGCTACCGAGCGACGGGCCCAACAACCGCGTGTAGTTGGTGAGCATCCGGTCATTGACGAGGCCTTGAATATTAACCATTGTCTGGGTCTCCTAGTGCGAGCCGGTGAGGCTAGCCTTCCTCGTAGTAGCTGGGTGCGAACAAAAACGCGCCGACATCGCCAGCCGCGTGAGTCTCCAGGGCGATCCCGAAGGCATACTTTCCGGTGGCCACGTCGATGGCGGTGCCGTCGTCGTCTGCCATCGCCAGATCGCCAGCGGTGATCCCGCCAGTGCCAACCAGCACCTTGATCATGCCGCCCATCTGCACCGGCACATAAACCTCAGTGGATGATCCGTCTGCAACGTCGTTGGTGAGCGCGCCGATGCACAGGTCTCCGGTGGCCGTTGATGTGGTCCCGGCGACCTCGATGTCGTCGTCGCCAACGCAACTCACGAGCAGCCAGTCGGATGACGAGAGGTCCGCGTTGCACTTGCGCGTGACTACCAGGGTGGGATTAAAGGGTGTTGACATCGTGCGCTCCTACTGGTCGAGGCTCTCGGCTTCGTAGGCCGCGAGCTTGGTGGGGTCAGCGAGGACCGTGGACATGGCCCGGGAATAGGCCGCGGCCTCAGACAGGTTGGTGTCACCGTGGATCTTCTCGGCAAGCGCCTCGACCTCGGCCTCAATGGCTCCGAGCGGGGTCGCTGCTGAGGGCGCGTCGGCTTCGGCAGTCTCGCGACCGACCGGCAAGCGGCCCTCTGCAAAGATGCGGTTGGCCTTCTCCTCGCCCAGGGTCTGGCACACCTGCCAATAGTCCTCACGCTCGGCGGGAGCGATGCGGCCGATGGTGCAGGCACTGTCCAGGGTGCGCACCTTCTCGCGCTCCTCTAGGATCGTGTTGCGGTCGCGGAGGCCTTCGACCTCTTTGGTTGCCGTCTCCAGCGTCTCCGTGAGGACCGTCACCTTCTCGGCTTCGGTCTGGAGTCGCCGCACCTCGGCCAGCAACTCGGGTGCCTCTGTGGGCAGTCCGGTGGCCTCGGCCAGCTTGATGAGAATGTCGGTCATCGGGGTGTTCTCCTGGGGAGCGGGCACAGCCTCAGAGAGGTGGATCCGGCTCGGGGTTGAGTCTGTAGGCGCGAGCCTAACAGGTTGATCAATTGCTTGCATAGCGCAATCAGAAAAAACGGTAGGACGCGCCATGGATGGCACAAAGGGCTGGTTTGTGAGGGTGGCTCCCACGATCAAGTAGCCGGGCAGCGGTTGCCCTGTTTGCTTGCTGGTTGCAACCTTTGGCGGGATAAGCTCAGCGGAGATCCCAGCGAACTCCTTGGCGCTGACTCGCTGCGCGCCTTCGTCGGTCCACGAGAACAGACCCCACAGGCTAACCCCGCCCTTGTCATTGGGCCTGACTTCCACAGCCTTGATCCTGGCTGCGGCCTTGGTGCTGGCTGGGTCCATGTT